GTCTTGTTCTTATAAACGCTGACCAGGAGCGCGTGAGCGTCACCCTCGAAGGCGTCGACGCCTTCGAGGGTGACGCTCACGCGCTCCTGGTCAGCGTTTATAAGAACAAGACATACGACATGCCGCTACGCCTGGACGCGGCAAAGGCGGCGATCTCCTACGAGAAGCCCAAACTCGCCAGCATTGAACTGGCTGGCGATGCCGAGGCCCCGCTGTACGTTGTGACGGCCCCTGCCGACACTGAGAGCTTCGAGGAATGGCAGAAGAAGCACGCACCTCTAGTCGGAAGCTCGTAAGCGTCTGGAGCCCTCAGCGAGGCCCGCAGACGGCTCTATTGGACTGCAAGGCGTTTGAGGTCTTCTTCGGTGGCGCCAGAGGTGGCGGCAAGACGGACGGGATGCTTGGCGAGTGGGCTAAGCACGCGGCGCGCTACGGCAAGGATGCAATCGGCATCATGCTTCGCCGGTCGCGGGTTGAGCTGATCGAGACGATCGAGCGATCCAAGCAGATCTACACGCCGCTCGGCGCCAAGTTCAACGATACAGAGAAGGTTTGGCGGTTTCCGAACAGTGCAAGACTTCGGTTTGCCTACCTCGAGCGCGATGCGGATGCTGATTCCTATCAGGGCCATAGCTACACCAGGGTCTACGTAGAGGAACTGGGCAACTTTCCCTCACCCAAGCCCGTCATGAAGATGATGGCCACGCTACGGAGCGGCGCTGGCGTTCCTGTGGGCTTCCGAGCGTCAGGCAATCCAGGCGGTCCTGGGCATCAATGGGTGAGAGAGCGCTACATCAATCCTGCGCCGCTCGGCTGGCAGCGGATTCTGAGTGAGTTCCGCGATCCTTGGTCTGGCGAGATCGTCACACGCGATCGCGTCTTCATTCCATCCAAGCTGAATGACAATCACTTCCTCGGCGCTGAGTACGTCGCAAACCTGCAGATGTCAGGCTCTGAATCTCTGGTCAAGGCGTGGCTGGAGGGTGATTGGAGCGTCATTACAGGCGCTTACTTCTCTGAATGGTCGACGGAAAAGCATGTCATCAAGCCATTCATCGTCCCGCAGAACTGGACGCGGTTCAGATCGTTCGATTGGGGCTTCGCGCGTCCGTTCAGTGTCGGCTGGTGGGCGATATCAGACGGGTCGGAGCTTGGTGACGGGCTTCAATACCCGACTGGCGCCATGGTTCGATACCGCGAATGGTATGGCTGTAAGGGGCCAAACGAGGGCGTCGAACTGGTCGCTGAAGACATTGCGGCTGGAATCGTCAAGCGGTCTAGAAACGAGCAGTTCTCTTACTCCGTCGCAGATCCTGCCTGCTTCTCACGTACGAACGCTGGTGGAACGCCAGGCCCATCCATTGCCGAGCGAATGCATCTGAAGGGCGTCTCGTTCAATCGTGGAGACAATCAGCGCATTCTGGGCTGGGACCAGATGCGAGGCCGGCTGATCGGGATCGATGGCAGGCCGATGATCTACACCTTCGAGGATTCGGTCGATTCGATCCGCACCATTCCCTCTCTGCAGCACGACGAGGCGCTGCCTGAGGATTTGGACACGGACGCAGAGGATCACGCGGCAGATGAATGGCGGTATGCCTGTATGTCGAGGCCCTGGACGCGCCCGGCGCCCGCAGCATTGAAGCCATACGACTTCCAGAACCAGATCATCGCCAATCTCGTCGGATCGCCGACGCAGAGGCATCCGCGCGGGACGGTGAGACGATGAGTGACATTGTTATCGAAGTGGCCGATGCAATTGGCTGTATCGACGCCGATCGGTGCCGAAGGTGGCGAGATGGGAATAAGCCGCGCCATCCGCCGTGTGAGGAATGCCAAGAGGCTGCTCAGCGAGCCATTGACGCGATTAGGCTACATGATAACTCGGTGCGGCGCCCTGCAGGATGAATCAATCCGGGCCGTAGACAGCCTCACAGGTAGCATGAGGTAGCAGATGGGCAAGCCGCGAAAGCCCATCCACCGGGGCGGTTAGGAGATAGAGCATGGGACTTTATGATGAGCGTGGCTGGCCCCCGCCTCCCTCTCTCTACACGCCCGAGCCTTTACCGCTGCCCCGTAAGTCTAAGCGCTCTTTGGCGATGACGAAGCGGCAAGATGCTTTGCGGGCTAAGAGGGCTGAGGCCTTGAAGGCCAAAGACGCAACCGAAGATTGAAAGACTTTTTGCGCCTAGTGGCTGATTATGCCCCTTGAGCGCTATTTTCCACAATCAGGAGGCGAGTGTGCCCAACCCAACCAATCCGCCAGCCTTTACCGTTGGCGAGAGCATTTTTTTCAAGGGCGATGCCGTAACGCCGTCTCAGATCGCCACGCTTGGCGGCATCGATGTCTCGATCAATCTGAACGGCACGCCGGCTTACATCTATTCGTTCACGAACTTCGATGGCGAGATCGTTACGGTTCAAGAGACCGATCTGCGCCACGCGATTCCGTATGTGCCGTGATGCCGCTGAATGTCTAACGAGGTGCAACGTGGCTGAGAAACAGAGATGGAAGATGTCTGACGACGGCATGCACATTGAGCCGGTCGTTCTTCCGCCCTGCGAGTGCCATGAATGCACGCAGGCTCGATTTAAGATGGCGCAGTTCCAGCAAAATCCGCTTGAGGCCCAAGAGCGTCGTCTTATGTGGCGCAATGAATATGTCGATGAGTGGAAATAGCCATGCCGCTCAAGTCCGGTAAGTCCAAGCAGGCCTTTGTGTCTAACATCAAGACCGAGCGGAATAGCGGCAAGCCAATCCGTCAGGCCGTCGCCATCGCCTATGCAGTGGCGCGGCGTGGCGCGAAGAAGGGCAAGTGATGGTCGACGATGATCATTGGAGTTATCAGCGCTTCTGCGCCTGGCGTACTCGTCTTGGGCTTACCTGCAATCAGGTGGCGCGCGAATTCGGCCTTAGCGAACGCACGGTCAATCGGTGGCGCTCAGCCGGTGAATTGCCTAAGCGCTTCACATTGGCGTGCGAAGGCCTTGAACTTCGCATGACGGGCAAGATTCTCTAGTGGCTCTCCCCGAAGGCGATAATGACAGCGGCTCTGCCGAGACACCCGAGGACTTCGGCGATGATGCAGCCGGGCTGGTCAAGCGATACCTGACTGAAATCCGCGTCTATGACCGTGGCGTCAAAGACTGGCAGGAGAAGGTCAAGAAGATCGTCGAGCGCTATCGCAATACCCGCGTCTCACAGGATCTGACCGCGCGCCGGAAATACGCCCTGCTCTGGTCCACCATCCAGACGCAAACACCGGCTCTGTTCGCCCGCGTGCCTGTTCCTGTCGTGGAACGCCGCTGGAAGGATGCCGAGGATGTCATTGCATCCACAGCCGCCGAGGTTCTAGACCGCGCGCTGACCTATACGTTGGAGATGGGCCAGTTCAAGCCTGCCGTTGATGGCTCTGTGTTCGATTATCAGATCGCTGGTCGTGGCGTGGTCTGGCTTCGCAAGGAAGTTGATCATGGCGATCCGATCGAGAATGACGAAGGCGAGGCCAACGATCCCGAGAGCGAGGAAGAGGTTGTCCGGGAGGTTCTGAACGAGCGGATTGCGGTCGACGAGGTTCCTTATTCGGACTTCGGCCATAATCTCGGGCGGAACTGGAAGGAAGTTCACCTAGTCTGGCGCCGCATCTATATGAGCCGCGAGCAGCTACGCGCACGGTTCAAGGGCAAGACGAAGGACGGCCAGCCGATAGCCGATCAGGTTGAGCTCGATCACATGCCGGTCGAGGTGACGAAGGACCAAGAGACGCCGCTTCCGCCGCATCTCTACAAGCTCGCAACGGTCTATGAGCTTTGGGATAAGACGACCAAGGAAGCGATCTGGGTTGCTGTCGGATACAAGGATGCGCCGCTCGATCGCCAGGCTGATCCGCTCGGCCTGACGGACTTCTTCCCCTGCCCGCGCCCGATCTGGTCCTCGCTGGACACGACAAGCCTCATTCCCATGCCGGACTATTGCCAGTGGGAGGACCAGGCGCGTGAGGTCGATGATCTGACTCAGCGCATCCATCGGCTCATCGGTGCTGCGCGGGTGCGTGGCGGTTACGATGCGACGATCCCCGAGCTTGCGCAGTTGTTTGAGGAATCGATCGAACTGGACTTCATCCCCATAAACAAATGGATGGAGTTCGCGAGCAAGGGCGGCTTGAAGGGCTCGATGGATTTCATTCCGTTGGAGAACTTCATCACCGCTCTATCCCAGCTTTACGAGGCGCGGGAGCAGGCCAAGCGGGATGCCTCTGAGATCAACGGCGTCGGCGACATCATTCGCGGCCAGAATGCAGGGCCTGAGAAGACGGCGACGGAATCGCGCATCTCGGGCCAGTTCGGAACGCTTCGCCTGCAGGACAGGCAGAAGGAAATCCAGCGCTTCTGCCGGGACATCATTCGGATGATGGGCGAGATGATTGCGGAGGGATTCTTGCCTGAGACGCTGCAGCAGATGACGGGGATTGTGCTGCCGACTGCGCTTGAGAAGCAGATGGCGCAGGGTTTGGTGGATCAGGATAAGGCGTATCAGGCATGGAAGAGCCAGCAGGGCCAAGCTGGGCCAGCTTCAAATGCTGGACCGAGCAATGGACCATCGACGGCACCACCTACGCCGTCTCCTGCTGCGGCGGCTGGCTCGATGCCACAGGCGGCATAGATGTTTCCCGCAGGGTCGCCGAATGGGATGCCTCCGTCCGCACCGATGCAGCCCGCGCCGCCACCGCCTCCCCAGCCGGTGGATCCGCAAATGCTGTTCCAGGCTCAGGAGACACTTAAGAAACCGACATGGGACGACATCATCACTCGCCTGCGCGACGACAAGCTCCGCTCATTCACGATCGATATCGAGACGGACAGCACGATCGTTGCGGACGAAGAGGCGCAGAAGGCCACAGTTTCCGAGTTCGTCTCCAACATCGGATCATTCCTGGGCGAGATGCTGCCGATCGTTCAGCAAGCGCCTGAGTTCGGCCCACTCGCAGTCGGCATTCTCAAATACAGCGCTCGCAGGTTCCAGGCTGGACGCGAGCTTGAGACGCTGATCGATGAGACGGGCGACCGATTGCTGCAGCGGATCGCCAATCCTGAGCCCGCGCAGCCCGATCCCAAGGTGCAGGCAGCACAG